GATCCAACAGATGTTGAAAAATATGGAAGTGTAAACGAAGAAAAAGCACTTAGATTTCAAGAGCAAAAAGAAGGATTTGAAAAAGAGTGGGCAGCAGCAAAAGCTGATTCAAACGCAGTTGCTTATTCTCTTACTAAAGAAGAAGCAGAAGATTTTGGTTTAACAGGAGGACAGACAAGTGTCACATGGGGACAATTGGCTTATTACTATGGTGTAGATCTTGAAGATGAAAATTCTTTTGCCAAGTTGCATTATGAAAATATTGGTCGCGGACGTGGTTATGATCCCGCAAGAGATGTTGTAACACAAAGCGATATTAATGAGTTTGTAGAGAATAATGTATTAACGGCTGTTAAAGATGCTGATGCAAGTTTTGGCGATTCCCCTTTCTTAGCTTTTGTTACACCAGAAGAATTTGCAGATTCAATTTTGGAAGGAATTGATCCTATAGAAAATAAAGAAGAATGGAAAAAGATTTTAGAAATGTATGGATTAGATGAAACCACTTCATCTTTAGAAGAAGTTCGCGAAATTATTCTTGAAACAGTAAGAACAGGAGAAGCAACAGTTATTCGAGAAGGTATTAAATATTTAAACCAAAAAAAATTAAAGCCTACGCAAGAAAGATTAGGTGTTTCATATATTGAAAGAGATGAAGATGATATTGACTTAGATGACCCAGATGCTGATGCTTTATTCAAAACTTTTCAAAGCGCTGGATACGCAGGTACACAAGAAGAATTTTATGAAACATTTATGCCAGATGCTGATCGTGGAGATATACAACTGATCACACAAGGTATGAGTGGATTAACTCTTAACATTGGTGACATGAGTGATCCTTTTGAAGCATTAGGTTCTTTAAGTAGTTTTTTAGGTGATGGCGACGGAACAGATATTTTTGGCATGGAAACAAAAGAAGAAAAAAAAGAAGAATCTAATTACTTTGATTTATTTGCTGATGAAAAAGAAAAAGACTATGCTTCACCAACTGGTCGAGGGTTTATTGATGATTTTACAAGTTTCTTCAAATAAAATAATAAAAGGTGTCTTCGATTAATGTCAGAAAAAAGAAAGAAGGCAGCTAAGGCTGCAAAACTTCATAAAGACAAAATGAAGTGTAACAGTCCTAAAAGAACACCTAGTCATGCAACTAAATCTCACGTCGTAAAAGCTTGCCAAAACGGCAAAGAAAAAATAATTCGTTTTGGTCAACAGGGTGTAAAGGGCGCTGGTAAAAATCCGAAAACAGCCAAAGACAAAGCACGTAAGAAGTCATACTATGCAAGACATAATGCACAAGATAGCAACCCAAGTAAGATGAGTGCACGATACTGGAGCCATAAAGTTAAATGGTGAGAGTAGAACTGGAGATGTCGATTGAAGACTGTCGTACTCTGTATCAAGCAGTGTGCGATGCTCTTGAAAAATGGCCCGGTTCTCCAGCTCGACCACCAGAAGAACAAGAAAAATTTAAACAGATGAAGTATTTTTTATTTAGTATTATGTGTGAAGCTTCTATTGATTCATGAAAAAAGGTGGTGGTTACGTCATTGGCAAACCTAAAAAAACGCGTCAAGGTTCAGGCAAGCATTCTCGCCCAAATCATGGACGTAAAAAAACTCGTGGACAAGGAAAATAATATATAGTATTAGGATCTGCCCCTTAGTGGTGAATGTATCCTTATAAAAACGCGCTTACTATTATTAAAACTTTCGAGGGTTTTAGTGAAAAAGCGTATCCGGATCCAGAAACTGGGGGCGCTCCTTATACCATTGGTTATGGAACCACTTATTATCCTGATGGTTCTGAAGTAAAACAAGGGCATATGTGCACAGAGCGGAAAGCTTTGGAGTATGTTCTTAAAGAAATTAACGTGATTGCCCATGAATTGGACAAGTTAAACCTTGGTTTACTTGATTCCATGAAAGAAGCACTAATTTCATTTATACATTCAGTTGGCTGGGAAGCCTTTCTTTATAGCGAATTAATTGATTATTTAGAAAACGGTGATTATCACGCTGTTACAGAAGAAATCAATCGTTGGATATTTGATGGCAATCATCAGGTTATCGGCGGTCTTTTAGATCGTAGGAGGCAAGAAACAAAGTTATTTCTTCGGAATATAGATGGAGATGCCTGGCACTCAGAAGAAATTATGTTAAAAGCATTTCGAAATTATTCTGCATCACCGCATCAAGTACGTGCTATTAGAGAATTAGAAACACGTATAAACCCTTACGTTCTTAGTGAGTTTGCGAACTCTTTTTGTTTAGATGAGATTGTAGCTGATTTTGACGATCAAGAATTAAGAGACATCTTTAGTTCTTGGGAGTAGAATTAATCCAATAACGGCAACAGGAATGGAAGATTTTGCGTCCCTTAAAGAGATGGATATGCCGCTACATTTACAGCTTTCTATGAGAAAAGCTGAGCTAGCAGCACAGGAGATGACATGGGACCAGTTACAAACTGCCCTGCTTAACCTTTACCATCAACGTATGCTAGAGCTTCAAGCCGTTAAAGATCTGCTTCAGTCTGAAGAAATTGAACTTGAGTTTGACATTCCTACTGATTTAGAGCTTACCCAGTTGGCCATCACCATGATGACCCAAGAAATGGATGAAGATGATGAAGGAGAACATCCTTTTTTTGTTTGAATATACTTTTTGAGGTTATGCTGTCAACTGAATACCGTTTGCGTCTGGAATTTATCTGCAGTCGCATTGCTAAAGGAGAGGAAGTTCAACTCTCTGACATGATCTGGGCAAACAAGCTTGGAAAGGCTAATCGCTCAGCCAATGAAATGCTTCGAAAAGCAAGGCGAGTCGCAAACAACCCAGACATGCAAGAAGGTAGTTTAGACAGCTTTATGAATGCCATGGACTTAGGAGATCCAGACCCTAGTAATCATCGCACCAAGTTTAACGGTGCAGATGATATTGTTCAATGGTTTAGCCAGGAAAAAACGGATGACTGGCGTCAAAGAGACTGACGATTAAAAGTTACGCATCATGGAAGCAAGACCCTGTGCATAAATGTCGCGCCGTCCTTCGACGGACTTTTGACGTTGTTGACGTTTCTTAGAGCCTTCTAATTTACTCAAAAGCTGTTGAAAAGTAGTAAGGTCTACATCAGCATCTTTGGAATAATCGTCGGGCTTAGGATCTGTAGTTTTTCCTACAATATCTCCTGCCGAATTAAAAAGAGGTCCCACATACTGCTGGGACCCGGTGGTTACTGTTTCTTCTTGACGAGGTTGAGGTGGACCAAAGTCGCTATAGCTCATATATTTTATTTAACGGTTGTAACTATTCTAGTGCGATTAGTCTAGTTAAATACCACTGAGCCTTTTGCAGTGACTGAATACCCCCTTTATGCTTTTCGCGCCAAATATACTTGGCTATGCATCCCTTTAGGTATCCTCTATATTCTTCTGGCGTTAGCTGTGATTCAATCGCTTCGATACATTCCACACTACCTCCATGTGTGTAATGCTCAGGATGATTAACTTCATCTTTATATTCTTCAGCACTTGAAGGTACTGCCCAAGGGACAGGACATACACCCCCTGGACAATCCGTAATAGTGTCATCAATAGGATCAAAAATATCGATTACCGATTTACTCCCATTTTCATTTTGCGTTGCTGGTTCATCGCAACTTCCTGTTCCTCCGGAGATAGTTGTCCCATATCCACTACTAATTGACGTGGTTGAGGTTCCGCTCCGTGCATCATTCCTTGTTCTGCGCTTGGAATCATTCCCGTTAGTCCGCATCGGGGTTGTGCTCTTGGGTCAACACTTAGATTAATACGATCACTCATGTTTTGCTGCGTTGCAGCTAAACCAGTATTGTATTGATCATAAAGAGGAACATCATTAGTTTCATTATCCAACGGCTGTCCAAAACTATCAAGAGTCAACATCCGTTCTTTTAACGTACTATTGCTCCCCATGAATTCATCAAGAAAACCCATTACCTTATGTCCTGGTTTAAGTCAACTATAATTCTATTATGGCTTATTCAAAGACATACGATCGTTCGCTAGATGCTGGTTCTTCTGGTGGTGAGGTCAATGACCTTAATCCTCAAAGGGCTTATGATGTCGATATACGTCGCCTAGACGAGCCTTCTCAAGCCATTGCTGGGCGTGCGGACACTCGCAACGAATTACAGCAAAATCGTGTCGAGAAGTTTCTGCGAGCAAAGCGTTCCGCAGGGAAGTTTTCTCAGAAGCGAAAATACGATGGTCCATGGACGGATAGGCAAGGACAAGTCCCTGCCTTTACCGAAGGAGATCAGTTTGGCAGGGCTGGTGCAACAGCGTATGCAGCAAAGCCGCAGCCATCAACCAGTAGGCTTTATTACTAAGCCTTAGCTAATATTACTTCTAATGGTTGATTTTGATACTTTCCTTTGCGTTCCTGATAGCTTACATCGCAAGGTTCTCCTTGGTAAAACAAGAGTTGACAGATACCTTCATTGGCATAGATCTTGTTAAATAAAGGAGTGCAATTGCTGATTTCTAAGGTCAAATGGCCTTCCCAACCAGCTTCTGCCGGAGTAATGTTCGCCATGATTCCAGCGCGGGCGTATGTGCTTTTACCCACTGCAACCACGGTAACGTCTCGGGGTAAAGCCAGGCGTTCAACAGCAACACCAAGACAGTAACCGTAAGGAGGGATAATAAAATACTTTCCTCGTTCGTCTTCATGGAGTTCTGTCTCTTTTAGAATTTCAGGATCAAAGTTTTTAGCGTCACACATTCCGTGTTGGACACCGCCAAACAGAAGACATTGACTAGGTGACAAACGAATGTCATAGCCATAAGAGCTAAGTCCATAGCTAAGAATAGGAACATTGTTTTTTTTGTTAATTAAACGATCCTGGAAAGGAGTAATCATTCCTTCCTCAGCGAACTTACGGATCTCCTTATCGCTTAGAACGCTCATCTGTCTTTGTCGGTTTAAATAATCTACACCAAAATTCGACCCTTTTCAGAATAAATGTCAATGAAATTTTCGGTTGATTCGTGAATGTTTTCTTGAGGACCTAAATAAACAATTAAGGAAACACCCGTAGATTTATGCTCTGTTTTGTCATCTGCGTAATAATGACGAATTAATGAAGGACGCTGTTTCATATTGCACACAGGATGATCAAAAATATCCTGGCAATACATAGTCATATCAATAAAGTTAGAA